GCGGCGTGGTCGGCGTGGTCGGCGGAGTCGGCGGCGTGGTCGGCGCGGTCGGCGGCGTGGTCGGCGTGGTCGGCGGAGTCGGCGGCGGAGTCGGCGGCGGAGTCGGCGGCGGAGTCGGCGTGGTCGGCGTGGTCGGCGCGGTCGGCGGAGTCGGCGGCGTGGTCGGCGCGGTCGGCGCGGTCGGCGCGGTCGGCGCGGTCGGCGGAGTCGGCGGCGTGGTCGGCGTGGTCGGCGCGGTCGAACCATTACCGGTGGGAAGCTAAGACCCTCCTCGAACTGTTGCGCGCAGCGCCGCAGGAGGCGTGATGGGAATCGCGGTTTTCAAAAAGTGGATGAAAGAGTCAACGGCGGACGAGAAGATAGAAGTAGCGAAGTTGGCCTCTACGGTGACGAGCATCTTGTATCAGTTGACTTACGAGAAGCGCAGCAACGGCAAACCGTTCACCGCGAGCACGGGTTTGGCTGGCCGTATCGCAGTAGCCATTAGCGAAGTCAACAGCCGGCCGCGTCACAAACCGCTGCCTGCGGTTGGCCGGGGTGACCTGGCGCCTAGCTGCGGTGCTTGCCCCTATTACAATTCGTGCAAGGAGTTTAAAGAATGACCCCGACCATCCCTTCACCGATCAAGGAGAACACCATGTTTTATATTCAAATCATAAATTCCGCTGCTGACGCTACGATGAATCCGGCTGAACGCGATCTCTTCGACCAGTTCGACGACGACACCAAGCAGCGCTTCTTCAACCAAATCATGGCGCGCGCCGAAAAGTCTTCGGCTGAGACGGACTCTACGAAATGACCCCGACCACCCCCTCACCGATCTCTCAAGCGGCAGGCGAGCCGCAATGTACTTGCGCTGTTCGGCTTATGCCGGGGCAGATTGGCGCAACACACAGCCAAGATTGCCCGATCACCGCATGGGTTCGTGCAGCGTTCAAAGCTTCCGGTGAAAGTGCATCTGGTCGCTCCACCGCTCCGACCACTGGAAGCGCGCCAGATGCTCTTGGCGAACTGGCTGGATGGTGCTTTCCGTCTGGCGGTCGCACGCGTTTCGCAGACCAAGGTGATACGGTTGATCTGAGGCTTAAAGACGTGATGCGCCCGGTCTACTACGCCGCCCCGCCTGCCAATGCGCCGAGCGCGGGTGAGGAACATCGCAACAAGTTGATGGACGAAATTATCGATCTCCGCACCGAAGTTGGTGCACTTAGGGCGGCATATCGCGAAGTAGAAATGGAGCGACATGAGTTGCTCAGCAGCCCCATCGCCAGTGCGCCGTTCGTAGTCGATCAATCCGACCCGATGTGGGCGAAGCATCTGTACGAGAACATGCGTGCTGCTCACGAGGTCTATGAAAATAATCCTACGCCGGAGCAGCCTGCCAATGCACCTGTCGTGAGAATGCTGACGGATGAGGAAATTCTCGCAGTTTGGAGAAAGTTCGCGGAAACCGGCCTTTGCAGCGATGTGCTTGGCTTATCGCGCGCCCTCCTTGCAGCGTCTATGGGCGGAGAAAAATCATGAAGCCAGAAGAAATCTGGAGCATTTGGAACCAAGTTGTAGACGTAGACATGGGATTTGATCCTGTGCCATTCGCGAACGCCATCATTGATGCTGTGCCTGCCATTGGTTTGGAGCGCATATCTCAGGTGCTCGCATGCGAGATCGAGTGCGGCATATTTGAGCAGCATGTCGCTCCCGCGCTAGATATAGCCCGCAAGACCCTGGTCGAGCCGCTTTATTCGGTCGAGTCGCAACAAGACGCTGCTATCGAGGCAAAGCCAGCGGAACAGAGCGCGTGGCAGCCGATTGAGACTGCGCCGAAGGACGGAACGCCATTGCTGCTGTTTGCCAGATGCAAACGTGCGACGGCCAGCATCATATTGATCGGTTGGCACCTTGCCGATCTTGGTTGGATTGAATGCGCGTTTGCGCCAAACATGCCGATCGGAATCGTGCCGACCCTCTGGATGCCGTTGCCGACATTTCCGGGGCATGCACAGGTCGAGTCGCAACGCGGCAACACTTAAACAACAAGGAGATTACAAAAATGAAACCGCTACTTGCTTTACTGCTTATTCCGACACTCGCGCACGCGGGCTCCTGGTTCGAACTTGAAGCGGGTATCGGAGCGGCGAAAACGTCCGACATGGGTGACGGTATCTGGTATCAGGCGGGCGTGCCCCACTCGGTTGGTCTTACGACCCCTGCTTACCTTGCCGGCGCCACTGGCGAGCTTGTAGCGCGCGATAGCTGGTCGCTTCGCTACCATGTCGATTACGTCTACATCGGCCGGCTTGCCTCTTCCTGTTTGTGTGTAGGGGATAACCAGTACGACACCCACTTGCACCGCGCAAGTGTTGCGCCGTTCGCCTACTTCAACGGTCAAGGTCACGTCCAGGGGGTAGCGCTTACGCTGCAACCTACCTACACCTGGCGCGGTGTCGAGATGGGGGTAGAAGCTGGTTACTGGGCCTACTGGCAGACGTGGCACGATACCGTCACGAACGCGGGGCAGACCGGAAACCTGGATCACAAGACGGGTTTGCAGTTTGCGCCCGTGGTTGGCGCGAGCGTCACTTACGATGGTGTTTCGGTATCCTACCGCTACTACAAGGAGCGCCCGTCGTGGCGCCCGGTGCCGGGGATCGCGACCGGAACGCATATGCTCACACTCGTCAAACGCTTCTGATATACTGAGCCGGTAATCTCCTCAGGTGTTGCTTGAGCCCGCCATTCGCGGGCTCTTTTTTCGTCTTGCGGTTTTGGAAAACGAAGAGTACATTGTGTATCCCGACGTCTCACACTGAGGAATTACAAGATGCTTATCCCTATCGACGATGTTCTGTCGCTCATTCCCGTTTCCCGTGCCACGCTCTACCGCGAGATGCAGCGAAACGATTTCCCTAAGCCGGTTCGCATGGGCCGGCGCGTGATGTGGGACTGCGATGAGATTGCGGCATGGGTGGAAAGCCGTAAGGATCTTCGCGAGGAAGCGTGATGGCCGTCATCTCTTTGTTTGACAAGACGGGCAACATGGTTCGCCCGTGGGCTGATGCCGGCTACGATTGCTACTGCTATGACATACAGCACGCCGAAGTGCGCACGGAAGGCCGGATAACGCTTATTCCGTTCGATCTCATGCGCGAAGCGCCGCAACTGGTGAATGTCGATATCGTGTTCGCGTTCCCGCCCTGCACCCATTTGGCCGTGTCCGGCGCCCGCTGGTTCAAAGGCAAAGGGCTGCGCGCGCTCGCGGATTCCATCCACATGTTCGCAACCGCTGCCGAATTTGCGGAGGCATCCGGCGCGCCCTACATGATCGAAAACCCGGTGTCGACCATCTCGACCTACTGGCGCAAGCCCGACCACGGCTTCCACCCGCACCACTACACGGCGTTCGAGCCTGACGACAACTACACGAAGCAAACGTGCTTGTGGACAGGCAACGGGTTCGTGATGCCTGAAAAGAACCAACTCGACATGCCCCCGCCTGATAACCGAATCCACGCGGCGCCTCCTTCTGCGGATCGCGCTGATTTCCGCAGCGCTACGCCGATGGGCTTTGCGCGCGCAGTGTTCGAGGCCAACTCTCTGACATGACTACTATGAAAGCAATCGAAACGCAGTACAGAGGCTACCGGTTCAGGAGCCGGCTCGAGGCGCGATGGGCGGTATTTTTCGACGCGCTCCGCGTTGCTTGGGAGTATGAGCCTGAAGGTTTTGAGCTGGGCTTTGGTGAACGATACTTGCCGGACTTTCGAGTAACTTACGCTGACTGCGTTTGGTGGTTTGAGGTCAAGCCGAGCATCTCGCTGCTGACGGCCTCCGATTACCGCAAGCTTCAGTCTTTTGTAGCGGGCGGCAACAAACTCATGCTGCTAGATGGCACTCCGGAAGCGAAGATGTACTGCGAGATCAATCAACACGAGTCGCAGAACCTGCTAAGCGCGTCCGCCGCCCGACACGGCTGGGCGCTCATGAGCGACAAGCGCCGCCCGTGGTGGGATGACTACGAAAACTACTTCACTCCTACTACCCACTTCGGCCGCTCTACGGCGATTGAGGACGCTGTCACAGCGGCGCGCGGCGCCCGTTTCGAATTCGGAGAGAAAGGATGATGCCGCAATACTTAAAGGCCAAAGGCGAGAGCCTGGCGTCGAACGGCTATTTCGTTGTGCCGATCCGGCCGGGTGAGAAGCGCCCGCGCGGCGCAGCCTGGGAGCAGTTTCGTGCGGACAGCGCCCAGATTAAGAAGTGGTGCAGCAACGGTAGCGCAAATGATGGCGTAGGCATCCTGGCATTCAACACCCCGGCCGCCGATATCGATGTTATGGATGTTGCCGTGTCCGGCGCGATGATGGACGCAATAGACGCGCTATTCCCTGGTTACGCTTTGCAAACACGGGTCGGGCTTGCGCCTAAGTTCCTGGTCCCGTTTCGTACAGACACCCCGTTCGGCAAAATCACTTCTAACGTTTATACGGATGGCACGCATGACCACAAAGTTGAAATCCTCGCCGACGGGCAACAGTGGGTCGCCTACCACGAGCACCCCGACACTAGAAAACCTTACGAGTGGTTTGACGGGCTGTCCGATGCCGGCATCTCCGCCGTCGCCCGCGAATCGCTACCTGTACTCGACACAGCACTTGCTCGGAAGATCGTTGAAACATTCGAGATACTTGCGGCCGAGCGAGTTTCTAGCGGGGCGTGGAGCGTTAAGACCCGCGCCGCATCTGTTAAGAATAACGACGCTGCTCGTGCGAATGATGACTTCGGCCCTCACACACCGCCGGTAGCGGATCTTTCTCGCGGTCAGATCGAAGCACTTATCCATAAGCTCGACTTCGATTCGCGCGACCAGTGGGTGCGCGCCGGCCGAATTCTGCATCACCAGTTCGACGGCGAGCAAGAAGGCTTCGACATATGGGAAGCGTGGAGCGCCAACAGCACCAAATATGACGCCGCAAATCAAGTAACGGTCTGGGAGTCGTTCGGGCACCGCTCGGACTCGCCGGAAACGATTCGCGGTTTGATCAAGGAATTCGGGCAGCCTGAAAAGGCGCAAGAACCGATCGGCGAAGAATTCGTGCCGGCGGCGCGGTTTGCTTCCGAGCAGAAAGTCGAGTGGCATATTAAGCATGTGCTTCCTAAGCGCGGTTTGATTGTCGTCTACGGGGCGCCGGGTTCGTCTAAGTCCTTCTTCGCTTTGGATATGGTCGCGCACGTGGCGCGCGGTCTGCCATGGCGCGGCCATCGGGTGAAGCAGTCCAAGATAGCCTACGTGGCAGCCGAAGGCGTGGCCGGCTTCGGATCCCGTTTAGCGGCGTACTCGAAAGGGCACGGCGTCTCGCTCGATGACGTGCCGGTGTTCGTTCGCGGCGGTTCGCTTGTGCTGAAAACCCAGGTGCTTGCGCTTTGCGAGTCAATCCAGAAGATAGGCGGCGTCGGGATTGTGGTTATCGATACGCTTTCAGCAGTCACGCCTGGCGAGAATGAAAACGTATCTGAGGGCATGGGCCTGGCCGTCAACGCCGCGAACCTTATCATCGAATCGACCGGCGCCAGCGTCATCCTTATTCACCACACGAACAAGACGGGCGAGATGCGCGGTTGGTCCGGCTTGCTTGGCGCGGCCGACAACTCCATCCGTATCGAGCGCAAAGACGACGTGCGCACCGCACACATCGAAAAGCAGAAGGAAGGCAAGGATTCCGCCGAGTATGGCTACAAGCTGCGGGTAATTGACCTGTACGAAGATGGGGACGGCGATATGGTGACTTCGTGCGTGGTTGAGGAATCGGAAGAGATTGCAAAGAAGCCAGACGGGCGCCGCGAAAGAATGTCTACCGGCGGGGACTTTGCGACTAGCGAGAAGTACTCGAAGGCTCGACACTACCTTTCAATCATACAACAGGAAGTGGGCTTGGAAGGCGCCAACATCGACGAGGCTGACGTCATCCACGCTATTCAAGCTGACGAAACGGTAAATCCGCTGAAAGAGCAGGATCACCCGAAGGCGAGCAACATCAAACGCACGCTTCTAGCGCTGGCTGACAAAGGCAAAATAAAGCGTGAGGGCCGCTGGATTCGGCTCACATTGTAATGTGAGCGAGATCAGGTTGGGAAGAAGGGGACGCTCACATTGCGCTCACATTGTTGGAAAAGCAAAACCCGTATCCAGTAAGGGTTTGCTCACATTACTCACATTACTCACATTGACTGCTCAGGACTTTGCTCACATGCTCACACTCACATTGGGGCTTTAGCCCCATGTGTGATGTGAGCGAGCCGTTACATGGTGTTTAATCTGATCGTGTAAAAACTACAACTTTTAAGGAGTTTGTAATTTATGATTTCAACAACCCTGGCAGGAATTCCCAAATGAACCGGCACGATGAGGTGTTGTGCACGACTTGTGGTCGAGCATTCGAGATTGGCCTGGTCGAGATGGTGCGCTTGCGGCACCCGCTTTGGTGTAGCGAGTGCATCGCGCATGCCGACACGAAGCTTCAGGAGGCCAGCCAGAGGGTTTGCGGGGTTGGGTTGGTACTTGGGGAGCGGTAGACATGAAAAAGGCCCTTAGCGGGCCTCTAAATCAGTCTATGAAGAATACTTCGTTTCTAAGCCTGAATCTCACTTCGCAAGTATGCGAACCGTACAGGGGATCTCCGTCATCTTCCTGCCCATAGGATCTAGGCGGCCTAAGCCCGCCACCCATTGAACAGACTGCGTCATGTACGTACGCGGCGGTTTCCTCAACTGAAGCACCGTCGGGGATCTCCATAAACACTTCGAATTTTCGCATCACGACAACACCTTCCGCGCTTCTACCATTGCGATCCTCTTGAACATTGTTGATTCGCTTTCGAAGGCCGAGACGCCGTACTTTGCGCGAAGCGCAACGCGCGACTGCAGTGTTACGTTTTGTTTTTTAAGGGCGGAAAGAATCTCAGAGGCTTTTTGCTGTAAGGTCATTTTGTAATCTCCGGTTTGTGTGTTGCGTTTCAGTGACTCCAGTATAGCAAATGCAAAACGGAATGCAAGAACTATTTCACGAACAACATCAGCGGAACAACCACGCAGTAGAACAGAAACACCCAAGCGAAGATCCATCTCATTTTGCAATCCTCAAGCGGGTGAGCACAGCGTGCGTCTCACGAACAACCGTTTTCATCTTGTCGTCGAGCACCTTGTAGGCCACAGGCCGGCAATCGGTTTCGCTGATCATGCAAAGAGGCGCCCACCGTGTGCGATCCTCGAAACGACGAGCCCGATGATATTCGTTCACAATGCACCTCCAAGGATAGCGAAAACAAGGCCAGCGCCTGCCAGCATGCAAAACAGGCCGGTGACAGCTAAGACCACGAGGCCCACGAACAGACATTCAGAAGGTTTTGGGATGTTTAGCACCACACCACCTGGCCGTAGTAGATTGTCTGGAAATAGCAGTGGATCAGGTGATCACCACGGCACCGATAGTCGCAGGAATGCAGAATTGCGTCTTTGAAGTTATGATACGTGTGCTCGTACATGGTTCGCTCGATAGGTATTCAGCGGATGCTTCAACAGGCGCGAGACTGCGGTGAAACAGAGCACGGACGCGCGCTTCGTCGAGGCTCCATCTGAGGATAGGCTTTTTGGTAAGAACGATTCGCATAAATCGGTCATGCCAAAAAGCGTATTCCTGTTCGGGGTTAGGCTTACGCATAGATTTCGTTGCGTAACCACGCTTCAGCGCGGGCTTTTGTGTAGAAGAGCATGACCTCAGCGCCTGACTCCGTGCACACGATGTAGAAGGTCTTGCCACGGGCTTTTACAGGTTTGATGTACATTTTGCTGTTTCCTGTTAGGTGGATTTAACGAAGTAGCGATACGCGCCGTATGCGTTATCCAGACGGTCAACCTTGCGGGAAGCCTGAACGCGGGTTTTGTGCGTGCTGATCACGGCTTGGGTTTGGCGGTCGATGACTTGGTACATGGCGGTTTCCTGTTAGGCGTGAGCGAGCATCGAAGCGTTAGCAGCAGCCAAGGCTTCTTTAGCAGTAGGGTACTGCTTGCCGCCGCAGATCCACGGAGCGCCTTTGTACTTACCTTGACGGTGAAGATAGCCCATTTCGATGGCTTCAATCAGGGTCATTGCTTTCATTTCGTTTCTCCGGTTGCGTTTCAGTGATTCCAGTATAGCAAATGCAAAACGGAATGCAAGGGGTATTTGCACACGATCAAGGAGATTGTTGTGAGCGTGCATGACGAAGTGGAAGCGCTCTACACAGCCGCCAAGGCACGGGCGCTGCTCCAGGCTATCGAGTGGGCCGGTAGCGCTTCAAACCTAGCTTTGCAGGCGGGCTACAGCCGCTACGCCGGCACGACATGGTTGAGACGCGGCTTTGTACCTCTAACATCCGCGCTTCGCCTGGAGAAGATCCAGGGCTTTCCTCTTAGCGCTTTGGATTTGTGTCCCGATACGTTCTTCACGGTTCGAAAGCACAAGGCGCGGTGCCCACGTTGCCGTTCGGTTATCAACCGCCCGAACGAACGAACAGGGTGTTCGCCCTCTTTTAATAGAAGCACCAAGCGCCCTCGCAAGAAGCCTGCTCCCAAGCCGCGAGCACCAGGCGCCAAGCGCAAGCCGAAAGCCGCATGAACCTTACAACGGCGCGCCCCTCCTGCACGTCACCCTCCTGATTCTCTTTAGAATCAACAACTTACGCTCACGATCGATTTGACATAATGCTAAAGAGCGAACTAATTGTGTTGTCAACGATCGGTTTGATGGTGTGGAACAGCCGTTTGTAAGTTCCACGTAGGCCCCCGTAATCTTGCCGAAAGTTGGCCGGGCCCTCAGGGGTAAAAAGCGGCTAGCCATAACCGTTACTACCCTAAGTTTGACGCTGCGCGAAAAACAAAGGGGCCAACACCTAACAGCAAAGTGCGGCTTCGAATCTGCAAATTTTGCAGAAATCAAATCGCGATCCTGAATCTGCAAGCCGTGCAGAAACGCACATGTTGTCAGCGGCATGGATTTTGACAACAAATGCTTCAATCTTGTACACAGCAAAACGGGCACATCTACCGACAGCATTTACCAACGTTCACAACCCTTACACCGCAACCCCTATAGACTGGTCGCTTGTCTACCACTTCAGGAGTAACACCTCATGGCTACAGTTCTTCTTCAAGTCGCAACAGTGGACGCAACTCTGCCCGCAGGCATCACGTCGGGCAAGCTGCGCTTCACGCTCACGGCCTCGGCCGGTACTGTGTTTGCAACGCAAGACGTGGACGGAACCGATGCGACTTTTACGGCAGTTGTCGCGGACACCTACACGGCAACGGCCCAGCGTCTGGACTCGACAGGTGCGAATTTGGGAACGCCTTTCTCGATCAGCGTGACGGTAAGTGCTGCTGGTGCGACCTTTCAGCAGCCGAGCGGGATCACCGCGACGGTGACGCCGTGATAGCCCTGCTGATTTCAGTGCTGAGATATTTTCAGTGCTGCGAGAAGCCTAAAGCGAAACTGCCTGTGGCGATGGTGTCCAGAGTGCAGGAGTGAAGAAGGCCCCTTTCGGGGCCTTTTCTTTTAGAGGTGCTTCTTCGCGAGCGCGTACAGGCGGGAGATGCCTTCCATCAGCGAGGTGTGTTCGAAGGCCTCGAACACGTGGGCGAGTTCGGACTTGGCGATGGTGGCGACTTCTTGGGGAACCGTTTCAACGGCAGAAGGGGCAGTACCAGTCGCAGCGGTTGGCGCAGCCGGGGCAGAGGAAGCGTTTGGGACTTCAGCGACAGGCGCGGCAGCGACAGGATTTTCTACAGCGACAGCGGGGGTTGGGACTTCAGTGCCGGGGGTTTGGGTCTCGTCCATCGTGTTGCTCCTTGAAAGTTATGTGCTATATTTCACACGTTCGTAGTATGCTTTGCACACGATGCAGAAGCAAGTTGTAAGCATTCTCACGCATGGCGAGTCCCAAGGGTAGGGAGGCGGCAATGCCGCGAAACTTCTCGATTCGAATTCGAGACGCCAGTCGTGAGAGTGAATGTGCGCTAAGGTTTCTGAAAAGTACCTGAAGCGGGGTAAGCGCCTCGCCGCTCTCTTCAAATTCAAGAGCAAATGACAAACACAAAAATCCCATCCACGGCAGGGCAACTGGCGGTTCCCGACTGGGATAAGCGTAACGCGTTCGCGGCCGCCTACTTCGAAACGGGCAGCCAGGATAAGGCGATGCTGATTGCGGGCGTGCACCGGAACACGGCTTTGAAGTGGAAGGCGGAAGCGTGGTTCGACAAGGCGCTCAAGGAGTTGAAGCGCGCGGGCGACAAGCATCTCGATGGCCACATCACGAAGATCCTGGCGAAGACCCTGGTCGCGCTTGAGCAGCGAATCGATGAGGGCGACGAGAAGGTGCTCATCACCAAGGAAGGTGTTTTCCGGGCGCAGCAGATGTTGACGGCTAAGGATCTCGCGATTGTGACGGGCGTCTTGTTCGACAAGCGAACCGCGATCCGTCGGGAGCCAGAAGTGGACGACAAGGCGGAAAGCGCACTGGACAGGATCGCGGATAAGTTGAGGCAGTACGCCTTGAACGAGAAGTTGACGGGTAAGGGCGAAGTGGTTGATGTTGAGTCAACCGACGTTAGTGACTTGTGTTGAGGTGACAATGGTAACCACGACCGGGAAAGTTCCGAAGTTGCTGCAAGGCAAGTGCAAATCGACTAAGGGCGCGAAGAAGTGCGTGCACACCAAGTCAGGCGGCGGTAAGTTTGTCGGCTCGGCCAAAGGTGGCAAGTCAGGCGGAGGGCACGGGAAATGACCCAACTAGTAACCAAGCAAGGGTACTACGAGGAGCGCGGCGGTGTAGTGTGGGCTATCGGCAAGCTCATGGCGGTCAACGACTCGCTATTCGAAGCTCAGGAGAAAACGGGGCGCTCTAGCGGTGTGCGCTTAGACTACGCACCGGTGTTCGAACAACTTTCTGTGTTGATAGAGCAACTGCGAACGGCTATGGATAAGGAACAGACGTGATAACGCCAGCTTCAAGCGCGGTGATGCAGACGGCGGCCGGCAAGCGCACGTCCAGTGAGTGGAATAACTTCCTCCGCTGGTATTGCACCTCCGGCAACTTGTATTTCGAAAACCGTGACACCGCCTGGCAGAACTGGCAGACGGTACGCGCGCACATTGACGACGAGAAATGACCTACCGCCGGGTGTATGAAGTCACTTACGTGCACATTGCTCGCGCGACTATCTACGCCTGCTATCGCGCGGTCACGCACTGATGGCGAGCCGCAAGCCTAAAGGCAAACTTGACGTTGCGCTCATCGAAGGCTTCCAGAAGCATTACTTGTGGGAGCGCTTTGACGATTCCGTAGGCACGGCCGACTTCCACCGTACTATGTGGTCTGAAGCGTGCGACCCCGCGAAGAAGCGTTGCGCGTGGGCCGCGCCGCGTAACCACGCCAAGTCAACCGCGATCACGTTCACGTTTGCGATGGCGGCGATTGTGTTCCGCCTGCGCGACCACGTGATGATCGTCTCGGACAGCGAGACGCAGGCTGTACACCAGTTGAAGGAAATCAAGAACGAGTTCTATGAGAACGAGGAGTTGTGCCGGGACTTCGGTTTCCGCGCGTTCCTGAAGGATACCGACGCCGAGATGATTATCGAGTTCGCGGACGGGTACCAGTGTCGCGTCTTCGCGAAGGGTTCGGAACAACGGCTTCGCGGTTTGAAGTGGCGCAGCAAGCGCCCTAACCTAATCCTCGGCGACGATCTTGAGTTCGATGAGATTGTCACAAACCCTGAGCGTTTGAAGAAATTCAAAGATTGGTTCGACAAGCAGTTGCTACCCGGCGGCTCGAAGGATTGCCTTATCCGCATCGTCGGTACGATCCTGTCTTTCAATTCGCTCCTGCAAGAACTGATCGGCGACCCAACGTGGACGACGCACCTGTGGCGCGCGCACCATTCGTTTGACGACTTCTCTGAAATCCTTTGGCCCGCGCGATGGCCAGAAGCGGACTTACGCGCCGAGCGGCAGACGCTTATCAACCGAGGCAAGGCGGACGCCTACTCGCAAGAGTATTTGAATCAGCCTATCGCGGAGGGGAACTCGTTCTTCGACCGCGAGGACATGATCGATATCCCGGGCGACCTGTACCGCGATTGGGAAAGCGATCCGGGTAAGCGCCCGCTTAATTTCTACGCGTCGGTTGACTTGGCCGTGTCCACCAAGCAGCACGCCGACCGCTCGGTGATCACTGTCGCGACACTCGACCCTGATCAGAATCTTGACGTGGTGGACGTGACGAAGGGCCGGTTCGATCCGAAAACGCTTGTTGACCACATCTTCCGCGTGCACGAAGAGTACGAGCCGGAGTTGTGGATTATCGAGTCGGGAGCGATCCAGAAAGCGTTGGGGCCTTACTTGAACGAGGAAATGGCGCGGCGCAACGTGTTCCTGAATATCCACCTGTCGGTTCCCTCCAAAGACAAGGTGACGCGCGCCCGCTCCATCCAGGCACGGATGAAAGCGCGGCGCGTGCGCTTTGATAAGTCGGCAGACTGGTATGATGACGTTGAGCAGGAAATGCTTCAGTTCCCGCGCGGCGCGCACGACGACATTGTGGATACGCTGAGTCAACTCGGCATGGCGCTGGACGAAGTGATAACGCCGCCGACAGAAGACGAACTCGAAGAAGAACAGTACTACGCGGACGTTGCCGAAGGCGGCGCGCAACAAGGGAGAAGCCGTGTCACAGGATACTGAGTGGATCGGCGTTGACCTCGACGGCACGCTCGCAAACCGCAATCACGAAGGCGGCGAGATAGGCGAGCCTGTCCCGGCTATGGTTGACCGTGTGAAGTTGTGGCTGTCGGAGGGCCGCGACGTGCGCTTGTTCACTAGCCGAGCTTACGCGATGAGCACCGAGCAATTAAAGGCGATTAATTCGTGGTTAGTGCATAATCTCGGTGAAACAATCCCGATTACCTGCGAAAAAGATCCAGACATGAAAGAGCTTTGGGACGATAAAGCTGTCCAGGTAATCGCCAACACCGGCCAGCGCGCCGATGGGGAACTCTGATGCGCCTCACGAAGCACCTCTCAATCGACACGATTGTTGAATCGAACAACGTGGCCGAACTCATGGACGACGACGACGTAAAGGCTGTCGGCGAACTGATCCGACAGAATTACGAGAACGATTGCCAGTCTCGCCATGAGTGGGAAGCGCGCTATGCCGAGTCTGAAAAGCTGGTCATGCAACTGGCTGAAGAGAAGTCTTTCCCTTGGCCTGGCGCGGCGAACGTCAAGTTTCCTCTGCTTACTATTGCAGCTTTGCAGTATCACGCTCGTGCTTATCCTGCTCTCGTTCGCGGCTCCACTCCTGTTTCTTGCCGAATTATCGGTCAGGATCCTACGGGGGAAAAGGCCGCCCGAGGAAAACGAGTAAGCGAGCACATGTCCTTCCAGATCATGGAAGAGGATACGCAATGGGAAGATTCGACCGACAAGGCGCTGATCGTGCAAGCCGTCATGGGCTGCTCGTTCAAGAAGACATTCAACAGTTCGAGCGAGAAGCACATCGTTTCTGAACTGGTAATGCCGAAAGACCTGGTGATCCCCTATTACGCCAAGTCACTTGACACCGCCGCGCGCCTCACGCACGTCATCGCGCTCTCGCAGGACGAAGTGGAAGAACGCGTTCGCCGGGGTCTGTTCACCAAGCCGACCGACGAATACGGCGCCGAAAGCGAAGAAGGCGTGCCGCTGCCGCGCGCCATGCCACGCCAGGGCATCATCCAGGAAACGGAGAACAACATCGATGGAATACAGCCAAATGCTGTTGATGAAGACACCCCTATTGTGTTTCTGGAACAACACATGTGGTTGGATCTTGACGGCGATGGCGTACGTGAGCCTTACATTGGGTTCGTTCGCCACGATGATTCTGTTCTGTATCGCCTCGTCGCGCGTTTTGAGAAAGACCGGATCGAGAGAAACAGCAAAAACGAAATAG